TTACGTTAACGAAGCAGAAGTAGACGTTGATGTAGATGCAGATGATGTAGATGCAGGCGCTGAAGGTGGAGACGATTCTATGGAAATGCTTAAAAAAATCTACGATATGTTAAAGCCTAAATTTGAAGATATGGATGGCGATATGGGAGACATGGACGAAGCTGAAATGGAAGAAATGTCTGATATGGAAGAAGAAATGGTCGACGAAGCTAAAAAAGATGATGACGATAAAATGGAAGAAGCTAAAAAAGACGACGTAGACGAAGCTAAAAAAGACGATAAAGATGACGTTAAAGAAGCTACACACCTTCAAGAAAGATTCCAAAGATTAGCTAACATTATTAAGTAATATACTTATGACTCTTGATGAGTTATTATTAGAATGGTCTTACAGGTCAGAAAAGGGATATCCGTCACTGGGTAACCCTTCTGACATGTTAGTTTTAGAAAAAATTCTTAAAGGGTTAGATATACCTTCAGAAGAAATAATTCAATATCTAAAAGAAGAAGACGAAAAACCAAAAACAACTAGCGCAAACACAGAATATGATCAACTCATAGCTACTGTCTTCGACGGAGAAATTCCTAAATCTAAAAACACATATAAATTTACTAAATCTACTTTTGACGAACAAGTAAAAGCAGATGATTTAGAAATATGGAAAAAATTATGGACTATTAAACCTAAAAAGGAAACAGGAGACCAAACAGAAACATTAGGAGTAGGAAAAGGAGAATTATCCTTATATTGGCTATATAATCATTCTAACTCATCTACAGCTGGTAAATTAGCGGAAGGTAGGGGAGATGATGCACCTGACTTATGGTTTGGTGGAGATGGTTCAGATGGTGTAGAAGTAAAAGCTTATGGTAAACCTAATGGAGTTATAGATTTAGGTAGATTTGGTAAATTTAGAGACAATCTAAAAATATTAAATTTAGTATTTGGTATAAAAGGTTTATCATCAGTATTTGATGGTAAAATAGAAGATCAAAAACAAATAAATGCTTTATCATGGGCAGGTAGTGATTTAGAAAACGCATTTGAATCCGTTTACACTTTAAAAGAAGTAGATTTAAAATCTTTATCTAAAACTTTTCCTATATTTGGTCAATTTTCAAATAATATTGATTTTATTGATAAAGCCTTAGGAGGTTTTAGTAGTGCAGAAGAAGGTGCACAAAAATTAGCTAGAAAATTTATTGGTGATAAATTAGCAAGAAAACCAGGTTATGGTGGTCATTTAGCAGATATGAGTATTAGTGGTTTTATAAGATTTTGGCACATAGACAAAAATAAATTTGATAGTTATGATGATATTTTAGGTAAAGCTACCATAGGAGCATCTCAAGGAGCTATGAAATTACATTTTAATAAAATTTTCGGTTAAAAAACTTGGATTATATTAATATTTTACGTATCCTACAACTGTAGGGGTTTTTAGGTCGAAAAGGTCGCCCGGTTATGAATCAATACGATCCCAAAAATATAGATAAAGCATTAAAACGGATGGAAAAATCCGATAACCTAAAGGGTATATACCGTTCAGGAACTAACATAATGTCATTTTTTGATGACAATGATAAAGAACACAAGTTACAAAAACAACAATCCGCAGCTGAATTAAAAAAACAAGAATATTTAAAAAGTGTTGAATTACTTAAAAAACTTATTGAAGAAAATGGAACAAAAGAACACCTTACCCGTATAACAGCAGTAGGTTATTTAATTGAAACAACAGACTTCCTTAATTTAAAACCAGATCGTAAAAAAATGTTAAAAGAAAATATGATTTGGTGTAATCAACTTTATAAACAATATACAAATGAAGATTAGAGATATTGAAAAATTCTCAGAGGATTATTATCCTAAAAAAGAAAAAATCAAACGTACAAAACCCCGCAAAAATGATTTGGATGGTATAAAAAAAGGTCGTACGTTTAAATCAACTAAAAATAAATAAATATGGCTTACGAAAGACAATTACAAGGAGCAATGGAAAGATTAGATCAATCTTTAGCTACTTTAAGAAATTTAATTAAAAGAGGACAAAACGCAGATGCGATTTACTTTATGGAAAAAGGAGAATTAAAAGACCGCTATGATGAACTTCAAAATATAATTACTATATCAAATACAGGTAATTATGGAGCAAGAGGAGTTCAAAATACACGAAATTTATAATATGTTATCAGCAGAAAAAATCCAATCAAATTGGGATCGTTATTTAAATGAAATAAAAACTAATATATCTAAAGAACGAACAGATATATTAATTCCATTTATGGAAAAATATAAAGAACGTTTTATGATGATGCCAGCAGCAGCTAAAAATTGGCATCATTCAGCATTTGCTGGTGGTTATGTTGATCATGTTTTACGTGTATATGATTGTGCAAATGAATTATATAAAACGTGGAATAAAATGGGTGGAGACGTATCCACATACTCTGTTGAAGAGATGCACTTCGTTGCTTTATTCCATGATTTGGGTAAAATGGGTCAACAAGAAGGTAAATATTATCAACTAAATGATTCACAATGGCATATTGATAAATTAGGCCAAGTATATAAGTTTAATACTGACATACCTGCTATGAAAGTGCCAGAACGATCTTTATTTCTACTACAAGAAATTGGTTGTAAAGTAACCCAAAATGAATTTATTGGTATTAAAATTCATGATGGTTTATATGATGAATCAAATAAGTTTTATTTTATGTCTAGTATGAAAGAAACTAAATTAAGATCTCATTTACCATTATTAATGCATCAAGCAGATCATATGGCTGCTCAAATAGAATATGAAATTTGGAATAGTGCTACAAATGCAGTACCTAAATCTAGTAAACCTAAAAATGCTAGTAAAGGTGATAAAACTTTAAGAACGGCTAAAAAAATAAACACAGAAAATAATCCAAACTTATCTAAAGCAACTATTGATGTTATAGATTCGTTTTTTAAAGATTAAATATGATAACACTTAGCATTATATTAACAGTAGTAATAGTAGCTTCTTTTTTTATTATTAGAAATTTAATTTTAAGAAATGAAAGATTAGAAGATTTTATTACTAAACAAAGTGAGGCTATAGAAGCTTGTGATAAAAGATTAAAACAAATAGATGATAAAGGTATATTTTATGCTGATGATCAAATCGGTTTTTTCTTTAAAGAAGTACAAAAAATACAAGAAGCACTTAACGAATTTACATTAAAATAACTCTTAAATGTCAAATGAAACCAAAAAAGAACCGGCTACTACCGGTTCTCTTACTCCCGAACCAGTTGTTAAAAAGAAAAGAGGTAGAAAACCATCTAAAAAACAATATTTTACAGCAGATGTAGATGTAGCTATACAAGAATATTTAGCATCATCTAACCAAGCAGAAAGAAATGAAATATATCGTACTCGTATAGCGTACGCCTTTTATAAGTTAGCGGAAAATTTAATCCATACATTTAAATTTTATTATACAGAAGTTGAAACATTAGAAGATTTAAAACATGAAGTATGTTGCTTTTTCTTAGAAAAATTAGATTATTGGAAGCCAGAAAGAGGTACTAAAGCATTTAGTTATTTTTCTATTGTAGGTAAAAATTATCTTATACTATATAATAATAACAACTATAAAAAGAAAAAAGCAAAAGCAGACCCCTTAGCTGCTGATGAAGATGAAGGAGTATTACGTCAATTAGGAAGGGACGAACGTAAACAAGAAATTAAAGATTTTATAGATTATTTTACTGAGTATGTTGATAAAAATATGTTTATTATGTTTAAAAAAGAACATGATAGAAAAGTATGTGACGCAGTAAATATACTATTTAAACGTAGAGAAAACTTAGAAATATTTAACAAAAAAGCACTATACATTTATATAAGAGAAATGACTGGTGTAGAAACTCCTGTTATAACTAAAGTAACTAAAACTCTTAAAAAAGTTTATAAAAAACTTTATAATGAATATACAGAAACAGGATACATAAAAATTTAATTTTTTTCCATATTTATAATAAAATATTATGGATCCATTAAACCAAATATTATTTGATGATAAATCTTTTTCGGATTTACTAAAGGAAATTCATGGTAATCAAAAAAAGAAAGCCAAACAACTAGCTCAACTTATAGCTGAATTACGTCCTTTAGTACAATCATTAGGTGATGCTACCGTTGTAGTTCCATTAATTAAAGAATATATGGAAATTAGCGTTAAAAATGATGACGCTTTATTAAAAATGGCAGCTATTGTACAACGTTTATCTACGGGTAATACAAATTCAGGTGATGGTGGATTACTAACAGAAGAAGAAATGGCTCAACTTCAAGATTTAACTGAAGAAATAGCTAAAACTGTTGAAGAACCTAAACAATTAGAACAACCTAAAGAATAAAAATGCCTACAGTAACTACAAACCAAAATGCAAATTATAAAAATAATTCTGGTCAATTTATACCCGTAAAAGTAGTTGATGTAGTATTAGATTTAAATTTTCCTGACATAGATAAAATTGGGGGTTGGGATGCTTTAGGTATTATTTTATTTATAAAAGTAAGTGATATTGTAAAAGATCCAAAAATTGAATTTAATAGAGGTAATGCTTCTATAATAAATTCTAATGATATAGCTAAACCATTATTTGCAAATACTAAATATTATCCTTTAAAGGGAGAAATAGTATTAGTACATAGTACTTTAGGTAGAGATATAATAAATGATGATAAAGAAAATTATTATATTCCTAACATTAATATTTGGAACCATCCACACCATAATGCGTTACCTAATCCTGATTTATATAGTGATGCTTCGAATACAAATAAAACTCAAAAAGACTATGTAAATGCTGTAGGAGGACTTGTTAGACAAGTACAAGATTTAGATTCTGAAATAGAATTAGGTAATTATTTTCAAGAACAATTAAATACAAAACCATTATTACCGTTTGAAGGTGATCATATAGTAGAAGGTAGATTTGGAAACTCAATAAGATTTGGAGCAACAGCTCCTGGTCCTAATGATTGGTCTACCACAGGTCAAACAGGTGATCCTATTACTATAATTAGAACTGGTCAATCAGATGAATTAGATAGTAAAGGGTGGGAACCTACTGTTGAAGATGTTAATAGAGATCTATCATCTATTTACTTAACATCAACACAAAAATTAGATAAATTTGTGCCTGCTTCTTTAAATTGGCAGTCATGGGGAGCAGAACCTACAGTAATTGAAGATCCTATAGAAGCTTTAAGCTCACCACCAGCACAAGAATATACAGAACCAGAACCAACAACAAATGAAGAAGAAGCAACAAATGCCTTAATAGCTGGTTTACCTACATCTAGTGCAGATCCTATTACAAATGAAGAAGAAATTGAAAGTCAAGATAATACTCCACCACCCCCTACACCAGTAGAAGAAGAAACGGGTGATGAATTATCTTTATATGATGAATTACTTGCGAGTGGTGATTTTGATGAAGAAGATTTTGAATCATTTGAAAACCCAGTTATATCAGGTCAAGATGTTGCTGTTAGTCAACTTGAAAGATTAGAAGAGGGAGAAATCGATCTTGGTAGTAGTGGTGAACCATCAGATAGTACAGGAAATGCAGATTGGCAAAAAATTAGAGCACAATGGAAAGTAAAAAAACAAACAGCATATAATACAGTAAACGGTGCCCCACAAAGGGGAGATACTTGGAATTACCCTGTTAAAATACCAGGAAAAACAGGAATAATAACTACAGTTCAGGCTCCAGCTCCTTGGAGTACGGTTAAACAAAATTTAGGCCCTATAGCTTCTAATAAAAAATATTTAGTAGTACATTGTACGGCAGGTTCTTTTAAACCTCCTGTAGAATCAATATTAGGTCAAATGTTTGGAGATAGAGGAGTTAAAGCTTTAGGAGGATCTAGGGGAGGTTATCATATAATGATAACAAAAAATGGACATTGTTGTAAAATATATGATGATACTTTTACGGCGTATGGTGCTAAGGGTTATAATGGAAATGGAATTCAAATAAATTGGATGGGGGGAGCTAGAGGTTTTAATATGACAAGTGCCCAAGCAAAAACTTTAGTAGATATAATTAAAACATATGTAGCAAGATATCCAAACATACAAGTAGCGGGTCATAATCAGGTAGCAAATAAACCTTGTCCAAGAATATGGATGCCAAGATTAATGACTAATTTAGGATTTGGATCTAAAAATATATTTAAAACAAAAAAGACAAATCTAGAAAAATATGCAAATGATTCAGATGTATACCAAGGTGATTATAATAATATAAAAAATGCAAGATTAGCTTAATATGGAAAACCCAATACAACCATATGAATATGAAGGTAAACAAGTAATAATTAACTCAGATAGATTATTATTTAATGCTAAAAATGATTCTTTATTAGTTTACTCTAATAAACACATGGCTTTTAGCGCTAATAACCATATTCATTTTGACACAGGAGATGAAGGTAATTTTGTAGTTAACGCTAATTTAATCCATATAGGGTTAGAGGGAGACAAAAATTCCCCAGCTGAACATGCTGTTTTAGGAGATAATTTAGAAAGGATACTAAATGATATGTTAGAAATGTTGGAAAACTTATTATATACCTTAGAATACACTTATCCACCTTACTGTGTAGCTCCTCCTGTAGGACCTAATGTACCTAGTGGAGTACCTATATTTGAAGTAACTAAACAACAAATAGCAAATATACGAAATAATATACCTTTATTTAAAAGTGATAGAGTTAAACTACCCACAGATAATATGTATGGAAAATAGATAAATAATGCAAGCAGCAATTCAAAAATTATTAATAAAAAATCAAGTTATACTTGAAAAAGCAAAAAATAAATTAAAGGATGAAGGGGCAAAGTCTGTTTTAAAATATAAAAATAAACTTCCAACTCCTGATACTTTAAAAGATAAGTTTTCAACATCTCAAGTATGTACTAAATCTGCCGTAAATAAAGCTGAAAAAAATTATAAAAAAATAAAAAATTTTGCTAAAAAAGTTCAAAAGGCTTTAGAAAAATCTCAAAAAGCATTAGAAAAACTACAAGCACTAGTAAATAAAGTATTATCTATTATAGCAAAGATAGCAGCATTAATAGCAACAGTAGATATATTAATAAGTATATTACAAAAAATAGTAATAGCAGCTAAAATATTAGTAAATGGGGTAGGTTTAATACCACCACCAGCAACAGCACCTTCGGGTCCTATAATTCTAGCAGATAAAGCTGCAACATTTGCTGAGGGTAAAATATCAATATTAAAAATTATAGCTAAATCTTTTGTAAAAGCTTTAGATTTTCCTAGAAATAAAGCAAATGAACTATTAGCATTAATATTAAAAGGAATAGCAGCAGTAGTAGCATTATTAAATTTAGTTAAAATGCTTATTCAAATGCTTGAAACTTTATTTTTATTATTTTTAAATAATTGTGCTGTTTCTAATCCTGGGAGAAATGGTAATCAAACACAAAATACTGTAAATGGGCAAACACCAGAAGAGTTTTTACAAGGTATGGAGTATCCTGGATACTCTTTAAACACACCTATATCTATGGGTAATGATCCTTTTAGTAGCTTAAATGATAAAGATGTATTTGATTACAATGATCCTTTAGCAGAACTTTATGATTCTATATTAACTAATTTGCAGTTATCAGGCCAACAAGAAATAATCGAAAAAATCTTTAATGCAAGATTTGAAATGGTTGGTTATAGACGCTATAAAGTTTAATTTATTTATATTTATAACAAACACTAATTTATAACATGAAAGCAAAAACATTTGAAAATCTAATTAGAAGAGTAGTTAGAGAAGAAATCGATTATGCATTACGTAGAGAAATTAAATCACTTAAAGAAGATTTACGTGATGAAATTAAACCATCTATAGTAGAACACACGGAAAGAATGGTTGAGGTTCCACAACAAAATTCTTTAAAAGAAAAGATAATGGGTAAAAAGCCATTTAAAAAACAAAATTTTGTTGGAGATAGTACCCTAAATGATCTTTTAAATGAAACAGCAGCAGGTGATACAAACACACAATCAGCTATGGCTCCTGTAAGTCTATCAGAGCCATTTTCATCAGGAGCCCCATTACCAATGGATACAGCAGGTATGCCCGCTGAAGTAGCAAGTGCTGTTACAAGAGATTATAGTTCATTAATGAAAGCAATAGATAAGAAAAAAGGATTATAATAAATGGCAGTAACACAAAACATAGGAGAAGAAATAAATATAAACCCTATTGATTTACAAGACAGTAGAGCAGTAGGTGTTATATTTCCTTTTAATGCTTCTGCTGTTTTTCGTTCTTCATATACAACACAGGAACAAGTTAAATCAAATTTAATAAATGTATTATTAACAGAACCAGGTGAGAGAGTATATGAACCTAATTTTGGAGTTGGTTTAAAAAGAAAATTATTTGAAAATCAAATAAACGAAGATGAATTAGAGACAAGAATTAAAGACCAAACTGCCTTTTATGTACCTGAAATAGAAATAACTAATTTAGTATTACAAGTTGTTCCTGATGAACATACTTTATATATAAGATTGACTTATAAATTTTTAATAGATAATACTGAAGATTCAATACAACTTAATTTTAGATAATGGCTTATACAAAAACATCAAATAAAAACCAGGATAAAGATGTTAGATATCTAAATAAAGATTTTAACACTTTTAAACAACAGTTAATAGAATTTACAAAAGTTTATTATCCAAATACATTTAATGACTTTAGTGAGGGATCACCAGGTATGATGTTTTTAGAAATGGCAGCCTACGTTGGTGATGTTTTATCCTTTTATACTGACACACAATTACAAGAAACTTTTTTAACATTAGCACAAGAAAAAGAAAATTTATATAATTTAGCTTATGCTTTAGGATATAAACCCAAAGTAACTACTACTTCAGCTACAAATTTAGATATATTTCAATTATTACCCTCTAAATTAGCTAATGGAACTTATCAACCAGATTATGATTATACTTTAAAAATAAATCCTGGATCTACTTTTAAATCAACAGAAGGTCCTGTATTTAGATTAGAAGAAAGAGTTGATTTTGCAATGTCTTCTTCTATAGATCCTACTGAAGTTAGCGTATATCAATTAGATAATAATAATAATCCTCAATATTATTTACTAAAAAAAAGATCAAAAGCAATTCAAGCTCAACCTAAATCTCAAAATTTTTCTGTAGGAATTTCAGAAAAATATCTAAATATAGATTTAAGAGACAACCAAATTATAGGAATAGAAAATATAATAGATTCAGATGGTAATATATGGACTGAAGTCCCTTACTTAGCTCAGGATACTGTATTTGATGATATAGAAAACATAGCTTCAAACGATCCTGATTTATATCAATATAATAACCAAACACCATATTTATTAAAACTAAAAAAAGCTTCAAAAAGATTTATATCTAGATTTTTATCAGATGGAACTTTACAAATATCTTTTGGTGCTGGTACTTCAGATAAAGATGATGAACAAATTATCCCTAACCCTGATAATATAGGATTAGGCCTTAAAGACGGAAGTAGTAAGTTAAATTTAGCTTTTGATCCTTCTAATTTTTTATATACCCAAACATACGGAGAAGCACCTTCAAATACAACTTTAACAGTTAATTATTTAGTAGGAGGTGGTATAGCATCAAACGTCCCCGCTAATACAATAACAGCAAATGAAACTTTAAATTTAACTCAAAAACCTAATTTAGTATTAGGAACAGCTAATTTTATTAGAGAATCAATCGTTGTGACTAACCCAGAAGCTTCAACTGGGGGTGGTAGTGGTGACTCAAATGAAGAAGTTAGAATGAATACAATGGCTGCTTTTTCAGCTCAGCAAAGAACAGTAACTAAGGAAGATTACATTGTAAGAACATATTCTATGCCTTCTCGTTTTGGTAAAATAGCAAAAGCATATATAACTCAAGATGATCAATTAACACCATATACCTCAGAGGCTAATAGAATACCTAATCCTTTAGCATTAAATTTACATGTTTTAGGATATGATGGTAACCAAAATTTAAAAAATTTAAACACAGCAACAAAAACAAATTTATCAACTTACTTAGAACATCATAGAATGCTAACAGATGCTGTTAATATTAAAGATGGATATATTATTAATATTGGGATTGATTTTGAAATTACAACATTTAAATCATATAATAACCAAGAAGTTTTATTAGAGTGTATATCAGAGTTAAAAGAATATTTTGATATAGATAAATGGCAAATTAACCAACCACTTATAATAAATGAAGCAATGAATCTTATTAGTAATGTAAAGGGAGTAATCTCAGTACAAAAATTTGAAGTAAATAATATAAGTAGTGAAGATAAAGGATATTCAAAATTTAAATATGATATAATAGGTGCTACAAGAAGTGGTGTTATTTACCCTTCATTAGATCCTAGTATATTTGAAATAAAATATCCAGATATTGATATTAAAGGACGAGTAATAACATACTAAAATGGCATACTATTCTATATTTCCTGAAAAAGACGCTACAATTTATAGTCACCCTGATAGAAAAAAACTAAATACAGGTGGGGATGAAATTTTAGAAATTGTAAAAGAAAAAGGTAATTCTGATCAAAGATATTATCCTTCAAGAGTACTTATACAATTCAAAAGTGAAGAAATTAAAGAGATAATCACAGATAAAATGGCAAATGGACCTGCTTTTTTTAGTGTAAGTAATACTACTGCTTTAAATAATTTTGTTAATGTATCTTTAGAATTATTCACAGCACAACATAAAAATTTAGCAAATGTTATAAATTTGGAGGCATATGCTATATCACAATCATGGCATGA